CATAAGCAGGTAGAACTTTGTGATGGTGACTGGGTTAAAGAGTTTAAAGACGAGCTGCTCAACTTTCCTACTACTGGGATACATGATGACATGGTTGACTCAGTAAGTTTAATTGCTCAGATAGCTAATGCAGTAATGTATCTTGAAGATTTAGATGATGAATATGAACCTTTAGATTGGATATCAGGATACTAAGATGGCTAGAGACGTATTTGAACAAGCAATGGAAATGTACCCTGTCCTTAGAAATTTAGGAATTGAGTACAAGATATCTCCTAATCTTGAAGAAAAAAGAATGTTAGAATTTTTTCCTCCTAATGAAAGAGGTGCACCAGATAAACCAAGACCTAGAGAATTACCTATCAATAAACTTGGTGTAGAGATTTATAATGAAGATGTAAGACCTATTGATGTATTGGGAGATGTGACAAGCCATTGGCTTATTTATAATGATCCTGAATATAAAAAGTACTACGATGACTTTGTTGAGTCAATGACTCCAAAACAAAAAGAAAGATTGAAGGGACAGTATGAACACTATGTCTCTAAAGGTGAAAAGCGTCCTTATGAGCAGTGGGAACAAATAGCAGGGCTTCCAGCTTACTTTAGAGGATACCCGTTTAAGCAATGGTCTGATGATTTTAATCAAGTTGGTTATACTCCAGAACAAAGAGAAATGTTTGACCGCATGATGAATCGATTGTCTAATACTGTACCTACATCCAGAGCTGCAATCATTGAATAGGAAATAATATGGCTGAAAACTATAATACAGATTTTATGGAAGAAGAAGTACCTGAAACACAAAGTGAGAAAGATCTGGTGTCTTTTGTTGTTGACCACTGTGACAAGTGGAGAGACTGGAGAGACTCTAATTATGAAACCAAGTGGGATGAATATGAAAGGATATATTATGGAGTTTGGAGCGCGGAAGATCGTACAAGAGACAGTGAGCGTAGTAAAATTATTAGTCCTGCTACCCGTCAAGCTGTTGATAACAGGGTTGCGGAAACTATGGAAGGCTTTGCTGGATCCGGAAAACTGTTTGAAATAAGTGATGACGGATTAGATCAAAATAGTGCAGATGTTGAGCTTATGCAGTCTCTTCTGCTAGAAGACACGCATAACAACGCTTACATCAACAACGTATCATCAATTGTTAAACTAGCAGAGCTGTATGGGACAGGTGTAGGGGAAGTTTTAGTTCAAACAGAGCTAGAACGTGTCCCTACTACCCAAGAAATACCAGAACAAGGCATGGCAGAGGTAGGAGTTACTGAAAGAGAGAAGGTAACAGTCAAAGTTAAGCCTGTTCACCCTCGTAATCTCTTAGTAGACCCAAATGCTGACTCAGTTGATGAATCTTTAGGTGTAGCTGTTGAAGAATACGTCAGTTACCACCAAATAGTGCGTGGAATGGCTTCTGGAGTCTATAAAAAGGTAGATATAGAGCCATATTATGAAGATGATGACATAGAACCGTCTAAACTCGAAGCAACTGAGTATCAAGACGATAAAGTTAAGGTGATTCGGTATTATGGGCTAGTTCCAAGAGATTTATTAGAATCTTCAGGTGAAGTAGAGCAAAAAGCAGAAGAATTGTTCCCAGATGACGAGGAAGCTGCTGAAATGGCTGATTTAGTTGAAGCTGTTATTGTTATTGCTAACGATTCTCAACTTTTAAAGGCAGAACGCTCTCCTTACATGATGGAAGACCGTCCTATTATTATTTATAGACCAGAAGTACGTCCTAAGTTGTTCTATGGAGTTGGAACAGTAGAGAAGGCATACAATATGCAAAAAGCTGTTGACGCACAGCTACGCTCTCACATGGACTCCCTAGCACTAACTACAGCACCTATGATGGGAATAGATGCTACAAGATTGCCGAGAGGCATGAAGTTTGAAGTCAGAGCTGGTAAAAACATTCTAACTAATGGAAACCCAGATGAAATTTTAAAACCGTTTAAATTTGGTTCTACAGATGCTTCAAATTATGAAACAGCAAAAGGTTTTGAAGCAATGCTGCTGCAAGCAACAGGCACACTAGACTCGGCAGAGTTGGTCAAGAGTGCAGCAGGAGGTGGACAAAACAACGGTATGGGTATGTCGTTAGCTATGTCCGCCATTGTTAAGAAAAATAAAATTGCAATGGCATCGTTTCAGGATGACTTCATCATACCGATGGTTAAGAAGGTTGCTTATCGTTATATGCAATTTGATCCAGAACGATATCCGATGCAAGACTTCAAGTTCACTACGATGTCTTCTATTGGTGCTTTAGCTAGAGAGCATGAGCAACAACAGTTGATCGGTCTGCTACAGACACTAGGACCAAAGTCTCCTATTGTCCCTGTCATTCTTAAAAGCATTGTTTCTACTTCTGGTCTGTTAAACAGAGAGCAATTAGTAGCTCAGTTAGATCAGATGTCTCAGCCTAATCCACAAGCTCAAGAAATGCAGATGCAAGCACAACAAGCTCAGTTGCAGTACCTTGCTGCTCAGACCGCTGAGTTACAAGCTAGAGCGCAAGAGTCTATGGCTGACGCTCAAGAGGCACAGGCTAATGCTCAGAAGATAATGATTGAAGCATCTCTGATGGAGGACAAGGTTAAGACTGACATGATTAGAAACTTGTCAGCTAACATTAAAGATGAGGATACTGAAGAGTTTACTAAGAGAGCTAAGATTGCTGATCTGATGATTAAGGAAAAGGATATTGAATCAAAAGAGAGGATAGTCGATAAGCAAATGCAAGAGAAAAGGATGACGCAATAAGAGAGGGGCTTACGCCCCTTTCAAAAAATTGGTTAATGTTTTTGGCAATCCTTCCGAGTAAGTCCAAGTGGCTAACTCTAAGGCTTGTTTTTTACATCTTGTTATTGGATTACCTCTTTGAGGATTTGTTCCTAAACATGGATCACCTTTAACAACCTCTTCAAATTTGTCGGCTACTTTATTAGCCACTTTGACAACTCGAATTGGCGTAGTCATCACAACCACTTTAGTCCACTTCCTTCCTCTCTGACCTACAAGAGCAAATCGTGTTGTGTTGTCGAAGTGTCGTGTTCTGATTAATTTCATTTTGAAGCTCCTTGTTGTTGTCAGTCGCAAAAATTCATGAGCGGTTTATTTGTAATGTTATTACCAGGGTGACAACCAGCCTTCTTGATCTTCCCATATCACAAAATCCCATTTCGCTGCTTCGAGTGCATCTTTTTTAGTCATTTCACAATTTTCTACTAAACTAGCTGCCCAGTCTTTGATCCACTTTTTCTCGAAGATTTTTTGTTGTTTCTCGGTCATCTCTGGGTACAAAACATTATTTTCCATTTTTTTTTCTCCTGTTTAAGGTCTATATAAAACAAAATCTGTTTCTAATTTGTAAGCTAATTCTTTTAAAACTTCGTAAGCCTCTTGAGTTTCCGGTGTGCATTTCTCCACACCTTTTTCCTTGATTAAATTAGTAATATAGTTAAGAGCTTTAATTTCTTCCATTTTAATATTCTCCTTTGACAATCATTTTTTTATCGAACTGTCTTTGCTTCTTGTTACCTCTTTTTTTAAGTGCTTTTTCCCAACCTCTGCTAAGACTATGAACTTTTGATTTTTTATCTTTAACTTTCATTTTGAATCTCCTTGTTGTTTGTTCCTTAAGTGTTGAATCTATTTTAAGACTTAATTTCAGAAAAGTAAACACTTTGTACAATTATTTTGTTATATAAATACGATTTTTTATAATTAAAAGTTATATGCGTAAATAATTTAGACAAACCGTTCTATTTATGGTAGGATAAGCCTCAGTTAAATACGAATGATTCTTATTTACATTTACAGGAGAACTCCTATTGGATAAAGAACTCCAAGAGTATTATGAAGAACGCTTCAACATGATGGGAACAAAAGGCTACACAGATTTGTTGACAGACGTTGAAACGATGATCGAAGAAAGAAATAATCTGATGGCTACACAAAGCCTTGAGGAATTACACTTTCGTAAAGGTCAGTTAGATGTTTTGCATTGGATTAGAACTCTCAAGAAACTTTCTGAGGAAGCCTGGGAGCAACTAAACGATGAGTAAGAGAATGTTTGAGTTTCGGTGTGAAGAAAACCACACCACAGAGAGTTATGTTGATGACACGGTAAACGCTATTGAGTGTCCGGTATGTCAACGTATGGCACTTCGTATTATCTCAGCACCTCGTATTGCGCTTGAAGGAATCACTGGTGATTTTCCTACAGCAGCCGATGCTTGGGCTAGAAAACACGAAGAAGCAACAAGAGTCGCTGAAAAACGCAGAGGCTGAGCGTCCAGTGGCATTTTTTATATCCTATAATCACATAGTGACAGGAGTTTTTATATATGGCTAAGTTTGAAGATCCGTTACAAGAAAATCTTGATTTTACACCTGATGAGGTAGGTGAAGAAACTAAAGAAGAGCAAGTAGAAGCACAGGCTCCTGAAGAGCAAAAAGAAGCTGTTCAAGAACAACCTGAATTACCTGAGAAATATCGAGGTAAATCTTTAGAAGATATTGTCAAAATGCACCAAGAGTCTGAGAAACTTATAGGAAAGCAAGCCAGAGAAGTAGGTGAGCATCGTAAGTTTTTTGATGAAATGACAAAACGTGAACTTCTTAAAAACAAAGCGACAGACCAGCCTGTAGTTGATGAAGATCCTAACGATACATTTTTTAAAGAACCTACAGCAGCAATGGATGCTCGCATTAATAATCATCCAGCTATTAAAGACGCACAAGAGGCTGCTTTAATGGTAAAAGCTCAGTCTGCTTTACAACAGCTACAACAACAGTTTCCTGATTTTCAAGAGACAGTGAACACCTCTCAATTTAAAGAGTGGATAAACGGTTCTTCAATCAGACAAAAACTACACGATCAAGCTAATAAACAATATGATTTAGAGGCTGCTTCTGAACTTCTTAGCACTTGGAAGGCTATTTCAAATGTTAAAAGTAATTCAGAACCACAGCAACAAATCACTCCTGATTCTCAAGAATCTAGAGTTAAGTCTTTAAAAGCTGCTGCTGTTGATACAGGCTCCGCTTCAATGGGTTCTAAGAAAAAATATAGTCGTAAAGCCTTTCAAGAACTACTTATAAGAGATCCACAAAAATACTATGCTAACGCAGATGAAATCCTTCTTGCTTATGAGGAAGGAAGAGTCTATTAAATGAAAAGGAAATAAGAAATGGCACTAGGTACTAATAATGTAACGACCACCACCGCAGCGAAGTTTATCCCTGAAATTTGGAGTGATGAAATTGTTGCAGCTTACAAAGCTAATCTTGTAGCTGCTAACTTGTTCTCCAAGATGTCTTTCAAAGGCAAGAAAGGTGATGTACTTCACATTCCTAAACCTACTCGTGGCGCAGCTTCTCTAAAAGCAGCATCAACTCAGGTAACGCTTATTGCTGCAACTGAGAACGAGATTCTGGTCAACATCAACAAGCACTACGAATACTCACGTTTCATTGAGGACATCGTTGAGACACAAGCTCTAAGCTCTTTACGAAAGTTCTACACTGATGACGCTGGTTTCGCTATTGCTAAACAAGTTGATACTGACTTGATTCAGCTAGGACGTACTGCTGGTTCAGGTACTGCGTACTCAACAGCAGCCACAACGACTAACGCTTTCATTGGTTCTAATGGAACTACCGTCTACAACTCAACATCTTCTAATGCTGCTGCATTGGCTGATGCTGGTGTAAGACGTTCGATCCAACGGCTTGATGATGCTGACGTACCGATGACAGATCGTTTGTTGATCGTTCCACCTACAACAAGAAATACCTTGATGGGTATTGACAGATTTAGTTCTGAGTCTTTTGTTGGTGAAGCTGGTTCAGCTAACACGATCCGTAACGGACAGATTGGTGATCTCTATGGTGTTAAAGCCTACGTGACAACCAATGCTGACTCTGGTGCTGGTAATTCTGGTGCTGACCGTATTTGTCTCATGGCTCACAAGGACGCTTTTGTTCTTGCTGAGCAAATGGGTGTACGTTCACAGACCCAGTACAAGCAAGAGTGGCTTGCAACATTGTTCACGACAGATATGCTTTACGGTGTAGCTGAGCTTCGTGACAGTTCTGCTGTAGCTCTAGCTGTTCCTGCTTAATTAAGTAGGTTTGTAATATCTCCCTAGACTCACAAGGTCTAGGGAGTTTTCATAAGTCGTTCATCTTTTTAAGACGGAAGTAGGGAAACCGAAGGAACGCACCTAACTTTAACTAGGAGGGTGTTATGTCTTGGACAGACTACTGCCGTAGGAACGCACTTACTGAATACAAAAAGCAACAACTACTTAAACTTTTACAAAGGAAATGTTATGTGGACTAAACCTGAATACACTGAAATGAGATTTGGTTTTGAAGTCACGATGTATATCGCAACTAAGTAAGGGCGTATAATGGCTATATATAGAGGTCCAGGAGGATCAGGAGATGCTACAACAGACGCAGCTAATCAAGCTAGTGTAGCTACGGCTAAAGCTGCTGAAGCTACTACATCTGCTAATGCTGCTGCCTCTTCAGCCACTTCTGCTGCAACTGAAGCAACAGCATCTTCAACATCTGCAAGTAATTCTGCAACATCTGCTACTGCATCTGCAAGTTCTGCCACAGCTTCTGCATCTTCTGCAACGGCTGCTGCTAGTTCAGCTACTGCTGCTGCAGCTTCGTTTGATTCTTTTGACGATAGGTACTTAGGTGCTAAATCATCTGAGCCTTCTACCGATAATGATGGTAATGCTTTAGCTGAAGGAGCTATGTATTACGACACAGTTGACGATATCATCTATGTCTGGAACGGATCAACATGGCAAACTATTACCACAGGAAGTGGTGGACTACAAGCTGCTAATAACTTATCTGACGTTGCTAGTGCTGCTACATCAAGAACTAATCTTGGTTTAGCTATTGGTTCTGACGTACAAGCATTTTCATCTGTTCTTGCAGGTACTACAGCATCTTACACAACTGCTGAAGAAACTAAACTAGCAGGTATTGAGACAGGTGCTACAGCAGATCAAACAGGCGCACAAATTAAGACTGCCTATGAAGCAGAAACTAATGCGTTTACTGACGCACAATTTACTAAACTAGCTGGCATAGAAGCATCAGCTACTGCAGACCAAAGTGCTGCAGAGATTAAGACTGCTTATGAAAGTAACTCAGACACTAATGCATTCACAGACGCAGATCACACAAAGTTAGATGGTATAGAGGCTAGTGCTGATGTAACAGACGCAACTAATGTAACTGCTGCTGGTGCGTTAATGGATAGTGAAGTCACTAACCTAGCACAAGTTAAAGCGTTTAGTTCAGCAGACTACGCTACTGCTGCACAGGGTACATTAGCTGCTAGTGCATTGCAGTCATCTGACATAGGCTCTAGCGTACAAGCATTCGATGCAGATACACTAAAAGCTGACACAGCAGACACACTTACAGCACCATTCAGAGGAACAGTTACTGCTGACAACGATTTATCATTTGACCTAAACGTCACAAACAACTTTAGTTGTACACCAAGTGGTGGTGGCACATTAACCTTTACTAACCACACAGCAGGACAGAGTGGGTTTATTTTGTTAGACAACTCTGGTGGTCATGCTATTGCTGCTGCTGGTACAACCAAGATCAACGCTGCTGACTTAACAGCTATCTCAACTGCTGGCACATACACGCTTGCTTACTTCGATAACGGAACAAATGCTTATGTGTCAGTAAGCAGGAGCTTTGCATGAGTTTATTGCCTGTTGGCTTTGGTGCATCTGGTGATGAC